TAGAAGCAGAAGAAATAACAGATTTATTTGCAAGATTAGAAGAAGCAGTAGAGGAGTTAAAATAATTTATGATTGAAATTAGAAATAAACAAAGATTTCCAATTCCCTTGATTTTGAAGTCAAAAAATTACCAAAAAGGTATTACGCATAAAGTTTTACCTGGAATTGGTAAAGGAAAAAATATATTTGTGATTGAAGATGAACAATTTACAGCATATATAACAGAAGCCGAGAAACGCGGCTGGATTAGTGTCAAAAAAATAACTGCAAAAGATTCGAGGAGATAAAATGGCGATATTAAAAGGTTTTGCACCTTCAAATACACTCAGCCCAGGGGTAAGAGTTGCTGAAAAAGATTTGAGCTTTATAACCACAGAGGCTTCGTTCCACCGTGCCGGTTTAATTGGCTTTGCGTCCAAAGGACCAATCAACGTGCCAACAGTGGTAGCCTCCAGAAGAGAGTTGAATGTTAAGTTTGGTTTTCCACACCCTGAAAGTGGCGATCCATACTTGGTATATGCTGCCGAACAATATTTAAACATTGCTAATGAACTATATGTAGTTCGCGTTGGTGATGAAGATGGAGTAAGCGATAACTTAGCCGCAAGAGCAGAAGTCGATGTACCTGCTGCTGGTGCTCAGATAGTTGTAACTTCCAATGTGGCTGGTCCATATTCTTTCCCTAAAGATTCTTACTTTCGTTGGAAGTTAAACGGAACCACTGCATCTAAAACTTTATTGGTAGAAGCAGATGACAACAGAGCAGGAACCGATGCAGGAAATCCTTACGACACAGTTGACTTAGTATCTACTCTTAACGATCAATTAGATTCTACGATTGATGGAATCGAATTCTTCGTAAGTGATGATGATGAAGTTGGAGTAAGAACCACTTGGGCTTATGGTCCAGACGCAACTTTAGAATTCTTGTCTGTTCAAGATTCTATCTTGGGAAGCACTTTGGTTGGCGACGGTGGACGCAACGTAACTGGTTTAGGACAAGGCATGACTAACGCTATTGTAACCAGCGGAGTTGACCACTATGTTGACCCAGATGCGGGCGATTGGGATTTCACAGGAGTTGCTGCCGAAGATTTAATTTTCTATCTAGTTGTAGATGGAACTGACGTAAATGGAATCGACGGAGTAGTTCAAGAAATCGACATGGGATCGTTGGCTGGTGGAACTGTCGGAACTGACGACATTGTTAACTTAATCAACGGACAAATCACTGACGGAACCATCCCAGGCGGATTCGTAGCTTTAGGTGGTGGAGTCACTGCTGGACCAGACCTACCAGGACCAAGCGGAAACATCACTGTAGACCTAACTGAATGGTCTCAATACAGCTTAGATAATTTAACTTTCGCAACCATGCACAATGGTAAAGGTGCAAAATTAATCGTAAAATCTTCCAGCCCTGCTGACGTAATCTTTGAATTTGATAACACTACTCAATCTGGAGTAAGCCCAGAAGGCGATACAGATGACGTAGCAGTTGAAAGCTTAGGAATCATCAATGGTGGAGTTGGAACAGGAGATGTAACCTTCACTGTAACTGCTGACTCCGCTGGTATCGACGGAAACTACACAACAGTAAGAATTAGAAACGCAGTAGATGAAAACACTTTCTCCATCGAAATTTATAACAACGATGTTCAAGTAGAAAGCTGGGGAAATCTAACTAAAAATGCAGAATCTACTTACTATGTAGAAACATACTTAGAATTAGTTTCTGATTTCATCAGAGCAGTTGACAACGTAGATGTAATCGCTGGTCCAAAGGCTGGTGACTACGATCTATCTGGTGGTACAGACGGTATCCCAGATGATCCAGATATGATCGACGAATTGTTGATCGGAAACAACATCGGATACACTGGTATCTACGCATTGTCCGAACCAGAACAAATTGACATTGACTTAATCGCTGTCCCTGGACACCCATCGACCGCTGTTATCGAAGCAATGTTGGATTTGTGTGAAAACTATAGAGCAGATTGCATGGCAATCGTTGATCCTCCATTCGGATTGACTGTTAAAGAAGTTGTGCAATGGCAAAATGGTGCTCACCCACTAAACGGAACCAGATTTGATTCTGATTTCGCTGCACTTTACTGGCCTTGGGTTAAGATTCGTGACACCTACAACCGTGTAGACGTTTGGGTTCCACCATCTGGCTCTATCATGGCAGTTTATGCTAGAAACGATCAATTAACTGCCCCTTGGTTCGCACCTGCTGGTTTGACCAGAGGTATCGTTCCAGAAATTTTGGACGTATTCAGCCGCCCAACTCTCGAAGAGAGAAACCAAATGTATGGTTATAGAAACTGCGTCAATCCAATTGTGCAGTTCCCAGACTCCGATGGCTTCGTTGTTTGGGGTCAAAAGACCATGCAAAGAAGACCTACTGCTTTGGATCGTGTAAATGTCCGTAGAATGATGTTTGCTATCGAAAAGAGAATCAAAGCAGAAAGCCGTGTTCTTCTATTCGATCCGCACGATCAAGCATTCCACGACGCATTTATCGAAATTGCTCGTAGAATTCTAAGTGATGTTCAAAATCAACGTGGTTTACACGCATTTATCATCAAAGCAGATTTCGAATTGAATACACCAGATGTAATAGATAGAAATGAATTTAGAGCAAGAATTGGTGTGCAACCAACCAGAGCAGTTGAATTTATGTTTATTGAATTCAGCATTCATAGAACTGGTTCGTTCACTGAAAATGCTGACACTTTTTAATAATTAAAGAATAAGTTAGAGGAGTAATATGTCTTGTGGATCAACACCAATGGGCTTGGGTCGTTTAAGAAACTCAACCCTCAAGAGAAAATTTAGATGGACATTTGTTGTTAACAACATTTGCAAAGGCGGAAGCATTCCTGCATCTTTTGTTAAATTAGCATCTCGTCCTAATTTAAGTATTGAAGAAACTGAAATCAACTACTTAAATGCAAAAACATGGATTCCAGGCAAAGGAACTTGGGAAACTATCACTGTAACCTACTACGACGTTGGCGAAGCTGATATGGGTCCATTGTTCACTTGGATCAATTCTATCTATCAAATCGGACCAAATGCACAACAAGAGCAAAAACAATCTTCCAATCTTCGAAATTCCCTTCCCCACAAAATCAATATCGTGCAACTGGACCTAGTCCAAAAGCGAGTGGTTCGAGTTCAAGGCAAAAAGGAAATATAAATACCCCGGATAGTCGTTTCATAAGTTCAGAAACAACAACCTATTCGCAAAACCCATCGCTTCAAGTCACAGCATCAAACATCCGAGATAAAAG